GGAACGACAATTATAGCGGCTGAAAATCTTGGAAAGATTGGTTACGGCATAGAGTTAGACCCCAAATACTGCGACGTCATCATCAACCGCTGGCAAGACTATACAGGGCAGGAGGCTATTCATGAAGAGTCAGGGAAAACTTATAGGGACATTCAAATATCATCACAAGGACAAGCCGATTCCTGACGGATGGGAATGGGTTAGGATATTTAGAGGACATCACGGCGCAAACGGATATGGGTTGATAAAACAGAAAGATGACAAGAGCTGACCGAGTCATAAAATTTATCGAGCGATACTGCTTAGTACCCGAGGGCAAGCACGTCGGAAAACCTATGGCCTTGCTACCGTTTCAAAAAAAATTCATCAAGGCGATATACAACAACAAGGCCGGCACGTCCCGGGCCTATCTTTCTGTGGCTAGGAAGAACGGCAAATCGGCTCTGATCGCTGGCATCCTATTAGCGCATATCGTCGGACCTGAAGCACGACAAAACAGCCAGATAATATCAGGAGCAAGATCACGCGATCAAGCCGCGCTTGTGTTTAAGCTGGCCGAGAAGATGGTCAGGCTTTCCCCTGAGCTGACTAAGATCATCAGAATCGTGCCGAGCCAGAAATCTCTGGTCGGACTTCCAATGGGTGTTGAATATAAAGCTATATCGGCAGAGGCTGGAACAGCTCACGGCTTATCACCTGTCTTGGCTATACTTGATGAGGTCGGCCAGGTGCGAGGTCAATATGATGCTTTCATCGAGGCTATAGAAACAGCGCAAGGCGCTCACGACGATCCCTTGCTGATCGCAATCAGCACGCAAGCTGCAACTGATGCTGATCTTTTTTCAATCTGGCTTGACGATGCAGAGAACGCAAAAGATCCGCGCATTGTCTCGCATGTCTACACCGCGCCAAAAGATTGTGAAATCACAGACAAGGTCGGCTGGAAAGCAGCAAACCCTGCTTTGGGCAAGTTTCGCAGCTTGAAAGATATTGAGGATTTTGCAGCGCAAGCCGAGAGACTCCCGGCAAAAGCAAACTCTTTTCGCTGGCTATATTTGAACCAGCGCGTGGAGGCCAATGCACCTTTCTTGAGCAGGGCCGAGTGGGAAGCAAACAAAGCCGAGCCGAAACACCAAGCTGGCAGCATGTGTTACGCCGGGCTTGACCTTTCATCGAGCCGCGACCTGACGGCTTTTGTTATGGTGTTTCCCGATGATGATCATTATCACGTTGAGGCCAAGTTTTTTCTCCCAGCTCAGGGCATCCGAGACAAAGCGCGAGAGGATAAGGTTCCTTGGGATCTCTGGGCTGATCAAGGCTGGCTGACGTTGATCGACGGTCCTGTCATTGTGCCGGGCGTTGTCGCTCAACATGTCGCTCAGGCTTCGGAGGATTATCACCTCGAGCTTTTGGCTTATGACCGCTGGCGGATTAACGATTTCAAACGTGAGCTTGACGCTATCGGGGCTAACGTAAACATGGCGGAATTTGGGCAGGGCTTTAGAGATATGAGCCCAGCGGTTGAGAAGCTCGAGCGCTTGGTGGCCGAGCGCAAGCTGAGGCATGGCAACAACCCCATTTTGAACATGTGCGCGGCAAACGCTGTGGCCCAGCAAGATCCAGCGGGCAACCGAAAGCTGCACAAAGTAAAAAGCTCAGGTAAGATCGATGGCTTAATTGCTCTTTGTATGGCGCTAGGGGTCGAAAGCCACAGCCTTGAGATGATGCCGGTTTCACCTTGGGATAATCCAGATTTTACTTTGTCAAGCTAACATGCTATTATTTGGCAAACCTTTTGGAGTTTACGCATGGGCGTCATGGACATGTTTCGGTCAAAACAGCCGGAAATCAGAAATTTAGAGAATCCGAGCGCGCCCGTCTCGCAAGCTGATTTTTTGCAGGTCATGGGATGGGGCGACACTATTGCGAGCGCTGGCGTAAACGTCACAATCGAAAACGCGCTTGGCGTTCCTGCTATCTGGTCAGCTGTAAACTTCATCTCAGGCACACTCGCTGGCTTGCCTTTGCACGTTTATGAGCGCACCTCAAAAGGACGACGTCAGGTGAACGGGCCGCTTGCTCGGATCCTGCATGATGCCGTCAGCGATGATATGTCATCCTTTGAATGGCGCAAATACATGTATGAGCAGGTTTTGACCGGCGGGCGTTGTGTGACCTACATCGAGCGTCGCAATAACGGTCAGGTCATGAACCTCTATCCGCTTGATCCCGGTCACACTCGCGTCGACCGCGTGATGAGAGATGGCAAGATGGTCAAGCTCTATCGTTACCTTGGCTCAACATACGAAGCCCGCGACGTGATCGACATCTCGTTCATGATCAAAGCAAACCAGCTCGATGTTCGAGGGCCAATCGCGGCAAACAAAGACGCCATCGGGATGGCTATTGCTGCATCAAGATATGGCTCAAAGGCTTTTCAATCTGGCGGCATCCCGCCGGCAGTTATTCAAGGACCATTCCAGAGCGGCGCTGCGGCTGTTCGCGCTTCTGATGACATTGCAAACACAATGGGCAAACTGGCCAACGAAGGCAAATCAGTCATGGCCCTGCCTCTTGGCCACGAGATAAAAACATTCGGTTTCAATCCTGAACAAATGCAGCTGATTGAGCTTCAGCGGTTCAGCATAGAGCAAATTGCGCGCATCTACAGCTTACCGCCGGTTTTCCTTCAGGATCTTAGCAATGGCACATACTCAAACACAGAGCAGCAAGATTTGCACTTCGTGAAGCATACACTCAAGCGCTGGATCGAGCAGACCGAGCAAGAGCTGAATCTTAAACTATTCCCGCGCAATTCAAACCGCTACATTGAATTCAACGTTGACGGCCTATTGCGTGGCGACTTCAAGACAAGGATGGACGCACACGCGGCATCGATACAGAACGGAATCAGAACTCCAAACGAGGTGCGCGATTCTGAAAACCTCGGACCACTCCCTGGCGGCGACGACCTCATGATTCAAGGCGCGACAGTCCCGATCCGCACGCAAGGAGGAGCTGACTGATGCCGGTTCCTACGCAAGAAATGGCTAGAGAAGCGCAACGCGGTCTTGATTGGCGTCGTGAGTATGGTCGAGGCGGCACAGAGGTCGGCGTTGCAAGAGCGCGTGACATCGCAAACCGCCGCAACCTTTCTATGGAAACCGTGAGACGTATCAAGGCTTATTACGACAGGCATCAAACTGACCGCGATGCTGAGGGTTTTTTCTCTGGCGAGGATGGTTTTCCCTCAGCTGGCCGCATTGCTTGGCAACTCTGGGGCTCATCATCGGACAATGAAAGCTATGAATGGGCGAAGCGTATTCTCGAACAAGAGGACGACGAGAGGGCAGAAACGAGGCCGTATCCGGGCGAGCACGCCGCTCGAATCATGAATCCTGACGTTTTCGACGAGTTCAGCCGCGTGAATGATCAAGGCGGAGATGGTATAGACTTTATTTTTGGTGTAAGATCAGACTTGTCGACGGATGTCCAATCCATCCGATTTGACGCTGATTTGTACACAGAACAACAAGCGCTTGATTGGTTGAGCGAGCATGATTTTGAGGTTCTAAAGTTTGAGCCCGCAATTCTGGAGGCTGAAGAAATGACAGATAGAGCAGAGCCAGACGAACTTCAGGTCGACGATTTTGTGACATGGGACAGCTCAGGCGGCGAGGTATATGGTCGAATATTACGCATTGAGCGCGCTGGCGTGATCAACGTCCCCGGCACTGAATTTGAGATAACTGGAACGGCTGAAGATCCAGCTGCTTTGATCATGGTCTATCGTGAGACCGATGAAGGCTGGGGACCATCAGGCACGCGCGTCGGTCATAAGTTTAGCACCTTGACCAAGGTTCAAGAACGGTATGGTAAGGACAAGGACAAGCGCCATATCAAGAACATCCAAGAGACCGAGGACGAGATCATCATCACATTTGGCAAATCTGAGCAGTATATCGAGCCATCTGATGAAATTATGAGCGACCGCGAGTTTAGGCCAGCGCGCAAGGTGGAGGTGCGCGAGGGTCGTGACGGCTCGATCAAGGTATCAGGTTATGCCGCTGTGTTCAACGAGGAGACAACAATCGGCGGACAATTCCGCGAGATGATTGCACCTGGCGCGTTCACCAACGCAATCGGGCGCGACGATGTTGTATTCTTGATCAATCATGAAGGCTTGCCGCTGGCTCGCACAAGATCTGGCACGCTGACACTTCGTGAAGATGATCGCGGGCTTTACATGGAAGCCATGCTTGATATGTCTGATCCTGATGTTCGCAGCATCGTCCCCAAGATGCGTCGCGGTGATCTGGACAAGATGAGCTTTGCCTTCATCCCTGTTCGTCAGAGCTGGTCAGAGGATGCCATGCCGCTTCGCACTGTCGAGGAGGCGCAGCTGTATGATGTCTCTATTGTCACGACGCCAGCATACAACCAGACAGAAATCGGCTTACGTCACAAGCCAGCACAGAAAACAAGCCAAGTAGCGCGCAGATTACGCATGAAAGCGCGATTGCTAGGCTAAAAGACAGCGGTTCCCGCTGATGCCCTTTTTCCAACGGCCTGGGCAACCGTAAAAAGAGAGGAGGCCATAATGGCTGATATTCGTGAATTGCGGGAGCAAATGGCACGCATTGCTACAAACGCCCGCGCAAAACTAAATGAGGCGGAGGGTCAAGAAGAAGCCCGCGCCGCAGAAATCGAGCGTGAGTTCGACTTAATGATGGCAGAGCACGACCAGATCAAGGCTCGTGTTGAGCGTGAAGAAAAACTCGCAAAAGTAATGGCCGACGCTGAAGCCTTTGACATCAGCAAGCGACCAATGCTTGACGCTCGTTCTTCTTCAGCTGTTGATGCTGGCTTGAACATTGACTATCGTCAGGCTTTCTACAGCATGTTGGCAAATGGCGGCGAGGCTCATGTTTCTCCTGAGGAACGTGCAGTTCTTGTTGAGCAACGCGCTCAGACAGCCGGCACAAACTCAGCTGGCGGTTTCACCGTTCCAACTGAGCTTGCAACATTCATCGAAAAAGCGATGATCGCAACCGGGCCAATGTATGGCAACGAGTTTTTCACAGTGATCAACTCAACAGACGGCCGCACATTCAACATCCCAACCGTTGATGACACAGCCGTTACAGCTGAGGCACACACAGAAGGTGGAACAGTGACCGACGACGGCGGCAAAGACGTCACCTTCGCTCAGAAATCACTCGGCGCTTTCGCGTTCAACACCGAGTGGGTTCGCTGGTCAGCTGAGTTAAATGTTGACTCAATTCTCAACATGGAATCGCTCCTTGGTGAGCTTCTTGGTGAGCGTTTGGGCCGCATCGCAAACAGCAAGTTGACAACCGGCACTGGTTCTTCAGACGTTGAAGGCATCGTGACCAACTCAGCAGCAGGAAAGGTTGCAGCAGCAACCGGCGCTGTAACAGCTGACGAAATCATCGACCTGATCCATTCTGTCGATCCTGCTTATCGCTCTGCTCCAAACACAGCGATCATGATGGATGATTCAACGCTCGCAGCTGTTCGCAAGCTCAAGGACGGAAACGGCAACTACCTCTGGCAGATGGGCAACTATCAAGCTGGAATCCCGCAGAACCTCTTGGGCTATAACGTAGTTGTAAACCAAGACATGGCTGGGATCGGCGACGGCGCATCTTCCAAGGTCATGCTGTTCGGTGATATGTCAAAGTTTTACGTTCGCAAGGTAGGCGCACCAAGCCTCTACGTTGCACGCGAGCGCTTTGCTCCAGACTTCGGCTTGCTCGGCTACATCCGCTTCGACGGCGTGTTGACCAACGTCAACGCCATCAAGCACCTTGCCACAGCGGCAGCTTAAAATAACAAGGCGAGGCTTTCGGGCCTCGCTTTCCCCTTAAGGAGATTGAAATGGCTAAAATTAAACTACTCACATCAATGGCCGGCGCTGATTTTGTGTACGACTTCGGACAGATCATCGACATCGATGCAGCCACAGCCAAGCGCTACGTTGAGGCTGGCATTGCTGAACCTGTAGCAGAGCCGAAGATTGAAACATCAACTGCCAAGCGCCCAACGCGCAAGGCTGCATTGAATTACAAGGGTTAAATCATGGCCGCTCCCCTATCTTGCCACCACAGCTTAGAATTGGTCGACGCTCCTCTTGTCGAGCCTATCACCTTGGCTGAAGCTAAGACACAGATGAGGGTTGAGCACAGCGACGACGACACGCTGATCGAGCGCTTGATTGATGTTGCCATCAATTACACAGACGTGACAGGCGCGCTCGGCAAGGCAATGATCACGCAAAAATGGGGTCAATGGATAGCACCAAATCCAAGCACGGTTACACTTATTCTCGGTCCTGTCCAGGCTGTAACAGCCGTGAAATATTATGACACCGACGGCACTCTACAAACAGATGATTACAACAATTATCAAGTTTTTGGGACGTCAACAGCAACGACAATCGAGCCCAAAACAGGGTTCAACTGGCCGACAACACAAGACAGACCAGACGCTATTAAGATTGAATATGAGATTGGCTACGGAGACACCGCAGCGGATGTCCCTGCTGTAATAAAGCACGCGATGCTTGTGCTTGTTGCTCACTGGTATGAAAACCGCGAAAACAGCCAGATGGACAGGTTGGACAATATACCGTTTGGATATGAGGCGATGCTAAACTTAGAGCGGAGCTGTTGGTATGGCTAAGGCTGGTCTTTTCCGAGAGCGCGTGGAGTTCCAGAGGTTATCATCTGGCTCTGTCGATGCGTACGGAAACACGTACACCGGCTGGGCAACCTTGACGACTCGCTTTGGTGATATCAGGGAGCGCACTGGAAAAGAGCGCATAACGTCCGGAGTGCTCCTTGACCGCTCCAGCGCAACGCTTCGAGTAAGATCAGACAGCACGACATCGACCATAACAAATGCTGACCGAGTCATCGCCAGAGGCATCACATGGGCAATCCTGAGCGTTATACAGGTTGACTCCAAAAATACAATGATCGAGTTTTTGATCGAGGAAGGAGTCGCAGCATGAAGTTCAGCGGCAAGCTCAACGGGGTCAGAAAAACGCTCAGAGATTTTGACAACATCGAGCCAAAGATCAAGCAAAAGATTGAAAAGGACGTCAAGGCCGCAGCTGATGAGGTTGCTCGCGTTGCAAGGATCCTCGTGCCTGTCGCCTCTGGTCAGCTTAAAAGCTGGATCAACGTGCAGACGCATTTTACTAAAAACGCAAGATATGCTTTCGTAAACTTCGCGCCTGACAACGCAGCCGACATCATCAAGGCGCTCGTGGTGGAATATGGTCGCAAAGGTGCGCGAGTTGGTTCAGGTTCGAGGTTAAGAAGCGGAGGCGCTAGGGTTGCAGCTTCTACAGGATCGACCGAGGGCGCAGGGTATCAGCGCAAGGCCACGCAATTTGGCGCATCAAAATATCGACGCAGAATAAGCCGCTCAATTAATAAGGCGGTCAAGGAGGCAATGAATGGCTGACGGGTTTTTATTAGCTTTGCAAAAAGGCATCAGGGCAGCGCTCGCGGCTGATGCTGGCGTGACGGCGCTTGTCTCAAGCAGGATATACGATGAGCCGCCGCATGACGTGGTTTTTCCTTATGTACGCTTCAACGAAATAGCACCGGACGCTTTTGACACAGACACCACAGAAGGATCCCGCGTTTCGTTCAGCATTGAGGCTCATTCGCGCAGTTCATCAGGTAGGGTCGAAGCTGCACAAGTGATGGAGGCTGTCAAGAACGCGCTGCACAGACAAGAGTCATCAATCACAGTTGAAGGCTTCAACCTTATAGAGGTGATTTTTTTGACGTTTAATGTTACAAGAAATAGTGAAGGTCGAGGTCATCTCGGCGTCATTGCTTTTCAAGCGATGCTTGAAGATGCCTGATCCCGAGCCTTGGGCAAGCTCTAAACTAAGGAGGCCATCATGGCGAAACAGCTAGGCCGCGCAATGTTGGTCAAAATCGAGACCACAGACGGCGGCGGAACTTATACAACGGTTTTTGGCTTAAACAGTAAAACCTTAACAATCAACAACACATCAATCGACGTGACCACGCCAGACCAGACAACACCCGGCGGCGTCCTCTGGACTGAAACCTTGAACGGCGTAAAAAATATCGCTGTGTCAGGTGATGGCTTTTTCGAGGACGACGGAACAGCTGACGCTCGCGTGATTGCTCAGGCTATGGCTGCGGATAACGAGGCAGACTTTGAAATCTTTGTGCCTGACCTTGGCACATGGGCTGGCAACTTTCGCATCGCATCGTTTGAGATGGGTGGTGAAACAGAGGGCGGCGTGACGTTCTCGATCAGCCTTGAGTCTAACGGCGCGATCACATACACGGCGGCTTAATGTCGATCACGGCTGAAGCACCAAGAGGAGGCGTCGTCGAATATCTAAACGACGTCTCTTACACGTTCCTCTTACGCAATCGAGAAATCGAGCGCTTCGAGGATAAGCATCGCGGTATTTTTGATTTGTGGGGCGGATTTTTCGAGGGCGGCAAAAAGCCGACGAGCACAGAGATCAAGGATATTCTAGCGTTGGCGCTGGTTGGTGCAGGGCTAAAGGATCACGAGGCTGATCGGATTATCAACAACCTTCAGCCATCGGATCTGCTTAGGATGTACCAGATCGCACAAGCGGTCATCGGCGTTGCGTTCATGCCAGAGGTTGGCGAGGAGGCAGCGGCGAAAGAGTCAAAAAAAAAGACACAAGACGACAATCAGGACTTAACGTTCGAGGAGCTATCAAATCAGGAATCATTGCAGGATTAAAGCCTGATGAAATCCGCGACATGATCCCACGCGATCTTTTTCTTGTGTTCAAGGGTTGGAATGAGGCACACTCACCAAAGGAGCCGGGGTCTGACGCAATGACCAAGGATGAGTTCCGAGCGTTACTGGAGAAAAGCAAATGGCGGTCACAGCCGAAGAATTAAACGTCATCATTGGGGCCAACGTCCAAGGCTTGACGAAGGCTATCGACAGAGCCGAGCGACGCATTGAACGCTTTTCAAAGCAAAGCAAAAAGCAGATGTCGAGCACAGCCAGAGCTTTCGACGCCTTGGGAGCTGCATCAAAAAAACTAGGGCCAATCATAGCGACAGCCTTGGGCGTTCAAGCTCTGAAGGGCGCGGCAAATGCAGCCATTGAAATGGAAAACTTGGCTCGAGTGTCTGGCATAGCAATAGGCCGCTTTCAGGAATTAGCTTTTGCAGCTCGGCGGTTTGGAGTTGAACAGGATAAATTTGCAGATATTATCAAAGACGTGAATGACAAGTTCGGCGATTACCTAGCAACCGGCGCTGGCCCTCTGGTCGACTTCTTCGAGAATATAGCTCCAAAAGTAGGCGTCACGGCTGATCAGTTCGCAAGACTATCAGGGCCGCAAGCCTTGCAACTCTACGTCAACAGCTTAGAGAAGGCCGGTGTCAGCCAACAGCAAATGACATTCTACATGGAGGCGCTAGCTTCCGACGCGACATTGCTGATTGACATGTTCAAGGAGAATGGCGAGGCTGCCAATGCGATGGCTGATGAATTGCGAACAGCTGGCGGCGTGATGGATGAGGAATTCGTGAAGGGCTCCAAGGAAGCAAAAAGACAGCTCGACCTTATTTCGAGGGTTATTACAGCTGAGCTTAGTGAGGCGCTTGTTTATGTGACGCCGCTCATCAAAGACGCTGCAACGTTCATCGGGAGCATGGCTGAAGCCATCGGCAAGGCTTATAACATG